AGGCCACCCATGGCTGAACGCCTAGCATTCGCCCGCTTCGAGCTTGCGCTTGAGATGTATGCAGCTAGCGCGATTCTTCTTGTTTATCCAAAAGGTTCCGAAGCACTTTCAGAGTCATCTCCAGCACCTCGTTCTTTGGCTTCTGAAAAGACGCTTGAGCAGACGCTTCCGAAAGTTCGACGTTTGAAAGCACGGATCGTGCATCTACAACGCCGCGAGCGTGCAGGTCCAGCAGAAGCCCAAAAAGAATTCGTTCCATCGCAGCGTTGTGCTGCTCCTGGAAGCTCGGGGGATTCACTGTGATCTTGTTGTTCATGTCTGCCCCTCCTGGGGATGGTTGTGTAGGAGCACCCATTCTGCCCCAGGAGGTGGCGGGCACCCCATCGCCACCATCCCGAAGCGCGGCCTTTGCCGCCAACCACATCCGCCAGTCCTGCGCACGCTGATCCAGCACCTGGCCACCTCCCATCCCCTGAGCAACCTTGACCACAACAAGGACCCAAAAATGACACTGAGCAAAGACATCGAAGCGCCCAGCTTCGCCCGAGAAGCAAATCCGAACCTCGACCGCTCGGAGCTGCGCGTGAACATGCACAAGTTCACCCTGAACATGATCGACGCCGAAGTGCACTTCCGCCTGCGCTACAGCGATGCCGACTGCAGCCGCAGCCGCGTGATCAACGAAGTGCTGGCCAACTGGGCGCAGCGCCAATGGGAGGCCGCCCAGATCCAGTGCGATAAAGCGGGCGACAACCCTTTCGCGGTGATCGCCGCAAAGGCGCTGGAGTTCGTTGAGCCCCAGTCGGAAGACAAGTTCGAGTGCGTGCGCGCGAGCGTGCCCAAGACCACCCTCCAGGTGATCAGTGCCGCGGCCGAGCACCGCAAGGCTTTCCAAGGCGTGAACGCGGACCGGGGCACTGTGGTCAACGAGGTGATGAACGAGTGGGCGAACCAGAAGTGGCATGGCGCTACTTTGACGCTCAAGCTCTGCGAGGGCAATCCACTCGATTCGGATTCCGCAGGAGGCACCCATGCCTGAAGTCGTGAGCCTCGAATACATCCAGAGCGCGCGCGGCCGGCACTCCCATCGAACAAGCATGCCCCTGGCCTATGGGCACAGCCGCTGCAGAAGCCTTTGCCGACGCCTACGAGCAGGCTGTGGAGCAGTCATGAACGCCCAAATGTCAATGATCCGGATCATCGGGCCGGATGGTGAGCAGGACCTGCCTGCAATGGTCGTGAGCTTCGACGAATTGCCCAACGCCATGACGCCTGCAGACCAGGCCATGGAACTGCGCATCAAGGCTCAGGGCCTGCTGATGCATGCCGACTTGGTGGACTTCGAGCTCACCAAGGACCCGCTGTTCCACGAGAGCGCCGAGCGCAATCGCAAGACCATGTATGCGCTGATCAACAGCCGCTCGCCAGAGCGCAAAGCCCAAATGGCTGCTGAGAGGGGTTTGCCTCATGCGTGAAACTGAAACAGCAAAGGCCCCAAGGACCGCCAGCCGCTATCGCAAGGTCGAGGTGCGCACCTGGGGCGATGAGAAGTTCCGCGGCCTGTCCGCCATGCCTGCCTGCGGCCAAGGCCTCTGGCTCTACCTGATCACTGGGCCTCACACCGGCCCCATCCCCGGCTTGTTCCGTGCTGGCCGCGCTGGCATGGCTGAAGAACTTGATTGGGAACTGGAAGCCTTCGACGAAGCCTTTCGGGAAGTCTTTCAACAAGGGATGGTCAAGGCAGACTTCAAGGCTCGCGTTATGTGGGTGCCGAACGCCATCAAGCACAACAAACCTGAATCACCCAACGTGGTCAAGAGTTGGGCCGCAGAGTTTGATTTGATCCCTGAATGCGACCTCAAGCGCGAGGCTTACGAACATCTCCGATCCAGCATCCATGCGCTCGGAGAGTCTTTCGGCAAGGCTTTCGATGAGACTTTCGGAAAGCCTTGCGCTAAGCCTTCCCCGAAGGCTATGCCTAATCAGGAACAGGAACAGGAGCAGGAACAAGATACCTCCTCTTCACTACGTTCAGAGGAGGGGCGCGTGGCGAAATCGCCAGCACCTTCCCCCTCTGGTCGACAAAAACGTGAAAAGACCACCTTGGCCAAGTACCTGGCCGACTGCCGCGAGAAGGGCGTCAAGCCCGTGCCGGACGATCACTCGATCCGGACCTGGGCCCAAGACGCCGGCATCAGCGACGAAATGCTGCAGGTGGCCTGGGTGGTCTTCCGTGAGCGCTACACCGAAGACGCGGAGTACAAAGCCAAGCTCTACAAGGACTGGGTGGGCACCTTCGCCAACTCTGTGAAGGGCCGCTGGTTCTCGCTGTGGTTCACCGGTGATGGCGGGGTAGTCAGCTGGTCCTCGACCGGCATGCAGCGTAAGCAGGTGCTGGACGCCCGTGTGGCCAAGCGCAAGGAAGACGAGCTGCGCAAGGAACAGGAGGCCGCCAATGCAACCGCATGACGCTTTGGCTGCCGACGGCACTGTGGCGCCAATTTGTCGCGCTTCGGAAGCAGGATTCCAGGCTGCGAATATGGGAATGAGGCCCTGAAAAAAGGAAAGCCACCCGAAGGTGGCATTTCCCGGTCTGAGACCTGAGCAGTCAAATTGTACCGAGGAAACATGATGAAAACTAACGCGGTTGTCGGAACTACCAGCCAAATTATTTGGAGCACTGTCATGGACCTCCGCTCGGCAGGCCAGGCGATCAGTCGCAAGCGCTTGATGGAGCTTTCGGACATGCCCTACACCAAGGTCGACGACCACGTCAGCCGCTGGATCGAAGAAGGGCGCATGCGGCGAGTCGTCGATGGTGTTTACGAAGTCGTTGACCCGATGCCTGAGCCCCGGGCGGTGTCGGTCACGGATCTGCCAGACGGCATGACGCTGGTAGAGATCGGCGACCAAGAATTGCGGCTGTGGCCAGCGGAGGCTCGCGCGCTCGGCCAGCGTATGGCCGGCAACGCATTCCAGTTCACGCAGCTGCAGACTCGTGATGACGTTGCAGCGCTGCTGGTAGAGGCCACAGTGCGAAATCGGGCCCTGGCCGATCGAATCTACGATCTGGAGCGCGAGCAGAGCCGGATAAAGCAGCACGCATTCATTTGGACACCCGAGCGCATTGCTCTGCTGGGCACGGCCAATGACCGCGACATCGCTGAGCAGCTCGGCATTGACACTCGGGAGGTTGAGCGCGAGCGAGGAAAACGCGCTATCCCAAGATTTGCAAGGTCGCCTAAGCCCAGCGTAGCGGGAAGCGTGCAGGCCTCGATTCAAGCTGAAGGAGCGCAGGTTCAATGACGAAAGAACGGATCCTTTCAACTGAAGCAAAGCAGCTCCTGGGCAAAGTCACGGACCTTCAATGGGGCGAGATGTTCGGTATGTCGAGGAATGGAGCGCGGGCAATTCGCCTCAAGCACGGCATCAGCTCTTGGCGGGTCTCTTCGAGGGAGTCAACGTGGACGCCGGAGAGGCTCGCGCTCCTCGGCAAGGCTACTGACCGTGAGGTTGCAGCTCAACTAGGAATGAAAGCTCACTCGGTTACCAAGGCTCGCAGCGTGCGTGAAATTCCTAGCCACTTCCCTTTAAAGAGATGGAGCGAGGCTGAAGTCAGAATGTTAGGCGCCGAGCCGGATTGGATAGTAGCTGAATGTCTGGGTGTTCCCATTGGCAAGGTAAGAGACGCACGGAGGCTAAGGCGTATCCCTGCTTGGACGCCTTGGACCGAGCACTTCGTGCAGCAGCTCGGGCGCGTATCAGACGGAGAGCTTGCAGAGCTGATGGGGATCAGAAGGGAGAGGGTCCGAACTGAACGAATCAGGCGAGGTGTGGCCCGCTTCTCCGACAAACGTGTAAATCCTCTCGAAGACCACCTTGAAGAACTCGGACAAGCTCCAGACTCCGAGATCGCAGCCAGATACGGCGTGAACATTCATTCCGTAGTGAAAGAGCGCCACAAGCACGGCATCCCGTCCAACAGATCGCGCAATGCGTGGACTGAGGAGGA